TTTTATGATACCAAAAATTTATTCTACTCCAGGCATTCTTATTAGTTGCATTTCTTTGTAGTACAATATAATCTACTGGTGCTCTATCGGCAACATCAATTGTAAATTTTAAATTGCTGTAGTTTGGTGCCGCCTTTAATTGTTCTACTAACTCGACTACGTTTCTTGGTTGTGTAGATGAATGCGTTACTGATATTGTTGTAGTTCCGTCACCGAGTTCTGTGATCCCATTATATCTGCTTAATGTACCAACATTTATTGTTTTAATTTCTGTTTTAGATTCAGGCTCACCACTACCTTTAATGTAAACTTCTGGCTTGCCTACATCTGATGTAATAGCATCTCCGGTTTGTGGTGCAAGATATGTTACTACGTCTGTAACAGCACCTGCTGTTTTATATGTAAGATCTATACTTGCACTAGTGTAGTTAGACGATGTATATCTTGAACTTAAATTAATCTCTTTTTTAGTAAGTGTAATACTTTCGCCCACTCCTTGTACAACATATTCTACATTAAGTTTTGTACTAGGTATTACATAATCTCCTGAGAAAGAAACTATCATACCATTACGGAATGGTTTACCGCCATTAGGTGTAAACGTTTTCTCACCTATAATATCTTTATCTATATCAATATAATTTGCTACTGAGCCTGTAATAGATATTGTTGAAGGTCCTTTAGGATACCAGTAGTATTCTTGATAGTTTACAAACTTATCAATATTTATTGGTGGTAAAAATGAAGCAAATTTTTCTGAGAAAATTTTGTTATGATTCTTTGTGTTGACACCATATGTTTCTAATGTTTCTACAAGTTCATCATAGAAGAATAAATTTTCACTGTTACCAGTTGATGTATTGATTGTATTAACAGTCGGTGTTAATCCGTAAAATCTTTTTACTGTGGTAGGTTCTGCTAGAAACTTTCCAGCAGTATTAATATCGTCCTTGCTAGGCGAACCAATATATCCTTGTATAGTTTCTACGTTGGATTTACTGAATAACTGCTCAACAGTACTTTCAAAGAAGTTTTTAATCGCAGTAGTTTGAAGTACCGCGGGTAACTTTTGGTAAACTTTCTTTTCAGACATTTATTATGATCCTAGTGTTTGGTTATCTAATCTACTTACGATTTCAATATCGCTTACTGTTGCTGTATTAACAAACAGTTCATTTGGTTCTGCTTTAACTTGAAACAATTCTCCAAATTTTCCTGATGTATTCTTAGGTAATATTACAATACTACCTATGCTACCACCAAGCCTTTGATGAATAAATGAACTTAGTTCTGTAAAGTAAAATGATTCTCCGAACTCCCAATTATTAACATTGAAATATGTGTTAATAGCAGTTATAATTCTTGCTTTTAATTCATTATCACTGACTTGATCTGAAAGTTTAACAATTTTAAATTTTGCTTGTACAGATTCGTCTGCTTGTGGGCCAAACAATAATTTAAACTTAGCACTTCTATAAACTAAAGAATCACTTGCAGTTTTATACTGATCTAACTGAGAAAACTCAGATGCTAGTTGATCACTTGTTGGTTCTAAAGGAAATGCTCCTACTGGTCTTGCTTGCCACTGTCTTACTTCTGTGTAATAACTTGTAGTTAGTACTACCATTTCTACAACGTTGCTAATACTTGGATCTATTCTAACGTCACTAGGTGCAACATGGTTCCAACGAATTGTTCCTGGTGCAATAAATGGTGCGGCAGTATTTTGTGTCTTACCTCTACCGTTTCTAACAAAATAGTCTGTAGTTTCAGCAAGTTTAACTTGACTTGTTGCTGTACTTAAAGGTGTAAGTTGATATGTTTTCATATCGTCTGCTGTCGTAACAATTAAACCTTTGCTGTTTACTAAGTTTTCAAATTGTAATGCAACTGTCTTGTTTTTTACAACTATCCACTTAGATGTGCTTAACTTAACATCTTTTTTATATGAAGTTGGGGAAACACTATCTCTTGTATCGTCAATGTTTAAACTTTCTTCTCTTCTAAAATCATGTATGATACCACTACATGGCTTATCATACTTATATCCGTCGAAGTCTGTGTAATATTCAAAGTACACATAATCTGAAGAATCAACATATTCTAAAAATTGTATAGGTCTGTCTGGTACTAAATCATTATCAGTATCTAGAGGCGCAACAATTACTTTACTACTTTCTGTATATCCATCGGACTCTTTAAAACTGTCAACTACTTCCCATTCAATTGGCTTGTCGAGTTTCTCTTTACTATTTTCGTAATGTATAACTAACTTATCTCTGTAAGGTGGGTTAGCAGAACCATCTCTGGAGAAATGATAATCTCCGTTTTGTACTCTAGTGTAAGATAATTTTCCAACGCCTGTTACTGTGTCATATGACTTTAGAAATAGTCTTCCTAGCGACGGACTGCTGTCTTGTGAAGTACCATCTGTACCCCATGATTTGACTGTGTCGTCTACACCTGCTCCAGTGGCTGATACACCATTTGCTGTAACAACTTGTGCATTTGCTCTAAATATTTTTTCTTGCCCTGGCGAGCCTTCGTTAGGTACTTGTCTGTAAATAATATAAGGTATTGATTCGGACGTATCAACAAAATTACTACCAAAGGTTGTATTGTTAAATTCAAAATCAATTTTGCTAGGTAAACTTTGTATTGTACCCATGTTGTTAGCAATAACTACATTAGTTTCACCTGTGATTCCACCTACTTGATGGTATGTGTTTAATGTAATGACGGCTTCTTCAACATATCTATTATTTGCCACTTGCTCTGCAACTGTTGTTCCGAATGTTTTCATAATGCCAAAGTTACTTACCCATTGAGTATCAACGTCAGTTGCTTTTGTATCTCTGGTCCTTAGTGGTATATTGATAGCAAGTCCTACTGGTTCTATAGCAAGTCCTACTTCTGTATTTTTCCACTTTGTACCACTCCATTCAAATGTTTCTGAAGTGCCCGGCTTTGTATTTGTACTTGTAATAATAATTGTATCTTTATTACTTCTATTATCACTGCCTAATGTTTTTACAGATTTTACATTGTAAAATTTAAGGTCTGCTTCACTTTGTACAACATATTCGTTGCCACGAATCGTCATTTTATACTTGTAATTATTAATATCAATAGCACTATACTCCATGAGTATAACCCAACTGTTTGGACCTGCATTAGTTGAATTTAATGCATATGAACCTGTTTTTGAAGCAGTTGTTAGCTCTGTGCTAGGTATCTTATACCATGTATCTGTTAATAAGTTATATCCCATACCGAACGTTTCTCTGTTCTTAATGGCAGTTTCGAAGCCATTTGCTCCACTAATCTCATTAGTAGAAAACAACTTTCTCATTGAAATAATTACTTCTCTAACTTCGTGCAATGAATCTACTTCTTCACTTAATGTAATTGGTCCTATGCTTGTACTTAATCCTGCACTTAAGGCTCCATTGTTTTCAATGTTTACTATTCTTACCCATTTATGAGAACCTATGTCGTCTGCTGGATCAACAAATTTTAGGAATGTATTTTCCTTAAACATTGATGTAGAATCTAATGTATTAACTAAAACATTTCTATTGCCGTCTGTAAACTGTTCGCTGATATAACCTGAATTACTAGTACTGGTAAGAGGCAATGGATTCCACACTACTTGATTTTGTGTTTCATATCTAAAGTTTGCATACGCACCACCGGTTGTAGGATCTGTCCATGCATTCCTCATTCTGTAATACACAAAGTTATTTACTTTCCTATCTTTGAGTGCATTTGGTATAATACTAGAAACAACTTCCAATGCTGTTGTGGCATCATTGACAATTATTTCTTGTGTATGATTTGTATCATTAGAATATATGTATGCATCGTCGGCAAACGTGTCTATGTTATGATATGTTCCTGTTGGATCATTGATATCAATGTAACGACTATGTCCTGAATGAGTTCTATTAATAGATTTTACTTTTGTAATATTACTGCTTTGTGTTTCAGGGAACACATTATAATCTTGTGCGGACACCATTCTGTTTTGTGTATAGAATGTTTTAGGTGCTCTGTCTTTAATTGCCGCTAAACTTTCTGCAGGAGAACTATTGCCTACTTTATATTGTAGGCTGTATGTTATTGCTAGTTTTTCTGCTTTACCTGAAGCACTTGTATAAGGGATAGTTATTGTTAAGTTTCTTGCTTCTTCAGGGTTTATTGTGTATCTCGAAGGATCACTTGCTCTATACCATGCTCTATAAATTCCTGTAGGGACGTTTCCAAATTCACCGTCTGAGAAACGTAATCTAATACCATTGCTATCGCCTATATTTTCTACAGAATATAAATTTCTAGTTTCTAAACTTTTGCTATTGTAATTTAATGTTTGTCCTACGGTGTTAGGTATTTTAGTCCACTTGTTAAGTATTCTTCCGCTAGTATTAACTTCTTGTAAGTAAACATCTGATTCATTGATATTTGCTACTTCAATGTCTTGAACTCTTCCTTCTCTAGGTATAGTAAAGTTAAAATCTTCAAACTGTAATTGTCCTTGCCTAAACATCACAAAAAAGCCAGTATCAATACTGCCGTTTCCTTTGCCATCATTTCTATACATTAGATTAAACAAATTTGATGGATCTGGGTGTCTCTCAAAAATGTGACTGTTATCTTTAAAGTCTGGATTTACGATATTGATTTGTTTGTTTACACCCGAAACCTTAATTGTATTATTATAAACAATAGGAGAATTCAGCGGAGTATTAATCTGATAAAGTTCTGTTTTAATATCTGCAAGAGTACCTGCTTTGATAGGAGATGTAAATCTATTTGTACTGCTCATTGCAGAGTTTAAAATTGTAACAAACTGTTCGTAGTTGTCAGTGTTGTTTGCATCGTCCCAGTAAATTGGTCTATTACTAAGATTAAGTCCATTGCTGTCAGTCAACTGCTCTGAAGTTTTTACACTGGTTATTTTCATTAACCCACTTGCTGGTAAATTTCTTTTAGGATTGTATCCTAACATTCTGGCAAGTTTAAATACTGAGTCTTTTCTTTCTGCTGTTTCTAAAAAGTTTTCTCTAGTATTGATATCCATTCTAAATGCCAATGACTGAGACAGATATGCTAATAATTCTATGATAGCAATAAATTCTGAACTTTCAATATAGTCGTTAAAGTTTTCTGGAAAATTTGTTTTAACATAATCAACCATTGCACCACGCATGGTATCAAAATCGTATGCTTGATAGTTTACTTCGCTATATGCTTTGTAGGCTACTTTCCAATCCTCAGCGGCAAATAAATTATTTTGTCTACTTTTAGCCATTAACTAACACCTTCTTCTAATTGTTGAGTATAATTCAAGTATAATGTTTCGACGGAATTAAAAGGTACAACGTCTATAACTACTTCGGCACTAATAGCATTATCTAATACTAGTACCTTCACTTGTTTCTCTTCGACCCTAGGGTCTCTTGTTAAAATCTTTTGTATATCTTCTTTGACAAGTTTCTCTACTTGCCCTGTTGCTGGGTCCATAAGCAAATCCCAAATAATAGTACCAAAATTTGGTCTCATAGGGCGTTCGCCTTTCTTTGTGTACAACTCATTTTTCAAATCTCTAATAACACAATCTTTACCTGTTACGGTATAAGGTGCTTTCACTTTGTCTATTGTACTGAATCCTATTAACCTAGCCATACTGTTATTTATCAGAATCAATATAATGGGTTTTATTTTACCAAAAAGGTTGACATATTGCTGTAAACATGCTTAAATACACATAAGCATAGTAATTATGTGAAACTAGCAACATTGGTTGTTGCTCCCATTAATCGGAATGAGGATTTCGAAATGCGTCACCTTACCAATGTGTTCAATGAAATTTGGGCACTTGCAGAGGAACGTAATCGACAAGGTGCAGGTTTTATTAGGATTTACGAATCTAAAAAACGTTATGTTACCTTTGGAATCTATGATTCAGTTACTAAGAAATATTGTTTGTTTAACACAATCAATCTTGTTGGTAATTTTCGATACAACTCTAAAGTTGTACCACCTGAGTTTGCAGAAATGCGAAATTTGGTGACCGGCTAAGCACAGGGCAGGCAACTGCCCTTTTTAACCTATAAATGTAATGTTTACACGAAAAGATGTAAATATATGTATGGCCAATCATGAAATAACAGAAGCCGAAACTTATAGAAGAATGGTGTTGGGTTTGGAAAATAAGGTTAAACTGCTTGAAACTGCTGTTAAGCAAGAGCAAGAAGCCAAATATAATGCTTATAAAAGAATAGACGAACTCAGCAAAAAACTACAACAAGTTTCTTAAAAATTACGGGTTAGGGTTTTTCTTAACGTAAAACTCTTCACGTTGCGTTTTGATCATTTCTGCCAAGTCAGCCCAAGAAACGCCACCATCAGGTAAATCACCAAAGTCTAAGTCCATTTCATCCGGTGACTGATACAGTTGTGATTCATACAGCCTTCTACCTTGTAATACAGGATCAACTGTTCCACCTGGCTTATCTAGAATCCATTTTTGCATTTCTCTGCCTACAAGATTATGTTTGCTTGGATCATTTACATAATCTTTAAGTCTACTATTTGCAAATGCTTCTGTGCCTATGCTTTGTGCAAAACTTGTAAGTGCTAATTTACCATTCTCATGAACAGGTACTTCAATATCAGATGATATGTCGCTGTAAATTTTATTCATGTCTCCTACAAGTCCTAGTGTTGCACCAACAGGTCCTATGCCTTTACTAAAGTCTACAAGTTTGTTACCAAACTTATCAACAAAAATCATTTCACCATCAACTGGCATTTCTATTCCATGTGCTTTTAATTTGTTTACTAAGTCTTGTGCATCTGTGGCAGTTGCAATAGCATCATTGATTAACCCTTTCATGTCTTTGACCTGAGCCGATAACATGTCTAAGTCAAATCCAAACTGATCTAATGCAAATGCTTCCATTTGAGCCTGTAGTGCTGTGAGTTCTTTTTGTAATCCAAGTATCTTTGTCATTAATGCATTATTAGTTGGAAATCTTATAGGTGGTAATGCGGCTTTAAATCCTGCTATTAGGGAACCCATTCCTGCTAATTCTAACAGTTTAGTTGCATCCATTGTTAAGAAGTTGTTCATTATACCCATTGCTTTATCGTACATTGGGTTGCCGCTCAATAATTTATCTGCGGCGCCGGCAGGATCATCTACAGCACTCATTATATCGTTTGCGGCGCCATTTACTGCGCCTATGCCGTCTTGTATTTCTCCTGTTGCTGTACCAACTGCGTCGGAGACGCCTCCAATAGCATTGCCGGCTTTATCAACATAATTAGCACCTTTATTAGTACCTTCTTCAGTTTGCACATCGTCAGGTTTGGCTTGTCCTTCCTCACTTGAAGCCGGAGGTAGTTTTTCATCTACTGTTTCATCTTGTGAAGGTTCTTGCTCTGATGCTGATACAGGATCTGCTTGAGCATGTGAGCTGTAAGGTTCTTTTGTAACTAATGCTGTAAGTATAGTAGAAATTTTATCTTGTTTGCCTGTGCGTAAGCCGGCAGTAGGAGCCATTGGTTTGGCTTCTTTCTTATTTTCTGCACCTACTTCTGCGGCACCTTCTAAATCACTGCCACCGTCGCCGTCCGAATCAGACGTTACGCCTGGTTCTGGTCTATTAAACTCAGGATCTTTTTCTGCCGCATCTTTAAATTTATTTGCTTTTATTTGTGGTGCTGGTACTGCCGGCATGGCTGGCATTGGGATTGCGCCGGAACCGCTGTTAAGTAATACTGTAGAGCCTAATAAAGCAACTGGCGCCGCTGATGTTAATGTTGCCCCTGTTGCCGCTATGGCCTGGAATGCACCAGTTGTTATCATTGATATCCCGTCTCCATTTGCCAGTGAAGTACCAGTAGTAAACAAATCAATTTTACCACCGCTTGTTGCAACTCTACCTGCGGCACTTAGATCCATATCTCCGTTTGCTGATGTTATTGCAACTCCTGTACCACCAACCCCTGTAATTTCATTTACTGCTTCCATTCTGATGTTACCACCTACACCTAGTGGAGGTAATCCTAATGCGCCTAACTCTGGTATTCCTACATAATCTCCACCTGCTTTTCTATCACCAGCGGCTTTCATTAATATGTTTTGCCCTGCTTCTAGGTTCAAGTTTTGATCTGCTCTAATATTCATATTGCCTTCGGCTCTCATATTAATTGAGCCTTCGCCGTACAAATTAATATCTCCATTGGGGGCTAATTCAAACCATGCATTACCTCTTTTATTAATCATGTATATACTACCAGTTTGATCATCTAGTAATACTTGTACGCCGCCCCTAGTTCTTAATCTTATTAAACAGTTATCACCTTTACTGTCACCGTCGTCCATTATGAACTGGTGCCCGCCTGTTCTGTGGTTAAAATTTTCTGGGTCTCTTCTACCTGGTGTTAATACACCAAATACTGAGCTCGGTGATTCTCTTCTTGACGAACTAGTGCCTGCGCCTCTAAGAGGATCTTGCAATAGTCCCTGTAAAGTAATACCTTCTGCTAGATCTACATGTACTGGTCTAATAGCATCATTATGAGTAGTTCTTTCGTCTCTTCTGTTTTTCTCTGCTACAGGCATTAGCAAACTAGGATCAGAATAACTTTTACCTGCTCCTAATCCAGGTACCATGTGTGTTAATCTATCTGGGAATATACAACTAAGAACAAATGCTTGACTAGGGTTTGCATCTGCAAATGTTATTAATACTAAATTACCAATGTCTGGTGGTACCATCCACATACCATAACTTTTTTGTGTTCCTACATAGTCTTTGACATCTTCGCCTAATCCTTCTACATCAGTTGATCCTGCAAAAGGTGAGCTCCATCTACAAGGAATATATGAAGATGTATTTGCTCTACTGCCATCTAGTGCAGGAACAAATACCTCTACTCTACCTGTTCTTGAAACGTCTTTGGTAGCAACAACTTCAGCAAGAAACACACCCAGTAGAGAACGTTTATTGAGATGCTTCTCATACTTTCTTCTACTCTGATCGAGTTTGTGCTTTGTCTTGTTAAGATTTCTTGCCATTAGTCATCTTCCCCTACTGGTACATCTGGTCTTCTTCTACCGTCTGGTAAGTGAGTTTTGCCATATTTGTAATCCCATTGCCTTTGATTTAAACGTTTGCCTCCAGGGTACAAGAAACTTGCAGTTCCAGGTATAGGATCAGAGAAAAATGATTCGTAGCCTCCTGCTTTTGTTCCTATTGGTCTTGCAACTACTGAGTCTTTATATGAGTTTGCAAGTTCTACTGCTGACGGATTCGCATCCAAGCCTGCCGCTTCATTCAGCATACCATCCACCTTATCATTAATGGCTTCTACTGACTCATTAAGCATGTCTTCCGCTGTTTTTCTTGGTTCTTGTGTTGGCACAACTCTTTGTGCATTTACATCTACAGAGTATTCGCCGCCTGAAAAATTATTTACTACACTAATCAATCTATATATTCCACCAAAAGTTCTTGAGACACCATCGCCTTTCCAGTAACCAGTATTTAGTTGACTGTCCTCATCTCTCCAATCCATATCGAACGTTTTTGGGGAACGTAATCCTAAGTAAAAGTGATTGTCATCTTTGTAAAAATTTGCCGCTTCTGACGAAGACGGGTCTTCGTTGTCTCTGCCCAAATACCAAGGGTCTCCTCTGAGAGTCATGTCTAACTGCAATAAAAATCCTACGTCATTTTGATGTTGACTTGCTATAACACCAAATAATGTATTTTGCACACTACCTTTTTTAATTGTGGCGTTTTCTTGGTCATTTTCAGATTCGTTTGATGTTGCATCAACTTTTTGTTTAACTGCTGTGGCTTCTTCTACTTTTTCAAATGTTAAATATCCAAGTTTCTCTAAATCTTCTGCCGCTATAGGTGTTTCCATTGGATTAACTAAATCTACAGAATAGTTATAGTCGCTAAGTTCTGGTTCGTATTCTGGAAAAGGTTCTGTTGCAGTTACATTATTTTGTGCATTTAATTTTTTTAATGCTTTGCTGTCTAATGCATTTTCTAATGCTTGTTGATTTGCATCATTGTTACCTTGTAATGCACCTGAAATAATTTCGGTGTCTAACCCAGTTGCGTCTTCCAGTTGTTGTACTAATCCAGATAACCCATTTTCTGCTATATCTTTAAGTTTATTAATATCATCTAAGAAATCAGAAAATATATCTTCTGCTGTTGCATTTGCTTTGTCTTCGATAAATTCTTCTACGGCGCCTTCTAATGTTACATCTTGATCTACTGGCACAGGTCCTGCTTTTTCAGAAAGTACTAGTGCGGCTTGTCCAATAGCACCGCCGGCCGGCGGAACCATTAATGCAATACCATTTTCATACTTGATATCTAAATTAATAATTTGGTCATTAAGTCCTGTGAAAATGTAGTGATATGCTTTTTTAAGTCCGCCTTCATCAAATATTTGTTCTGCTCTACTTTTGTATTCTTCTTTTGTGACTGTTGCTTCTTTGGCATCTATGACTATATCTGGTCTAGAACTTTTGTACAGCCTCGGTTTGTATGTTACTTTGTGTGCATATCCATTTCTATTTGCGTCAAATTTTAATTGCTCTACGTTTGCATCCATTTTAAACCAAACAACATACGCCTGTTCTAATTTACATGGTGTAGACGGATCGTCCATTACTTCTTTTCTACTAATTTTTTCGTAAAACTCCCCATTCATACTAAGCAATGTTGCAAAGTATTTTTCAATAGTCATATCCTTTGGTGCATTAATTTTATCTTCTTCGAAAACTGCTTCTACTTCTTCGCCTTCTTCTGCAGGTTCATCTACTAATGTCTGTTTTGCTGTTACGGCATCACCTATCTCGTATGTGGCATTTAGTATTCTGTTCCGATCGTCCATAGTAGCATCTGAAGTTGTATATACGGATTCGTCGCTTATTTTGTCTTGTTTGGCTGTTCCATCTTCTTCTCCTTCGCCTGAACTGCCAATTAGTTCGCTTAGGTCAAATTCAAATTCATCAGGTACTAAGTGATCAGCACATGTCTCTGAATGATACTTGTTTAGTTCTTCTTTGAGACTATCCACATGCTCTGTGATAGTGGAACCTTTTGTGCTTAAATTTGTAGGAATTTTAAAAAGTGGACTTGTAAATGCAAAAGACTTAGATGGCAATGTTGTTATGTCATACCTACTACCTTCGGAATCTATTTCTACATTAATACCTGTGATATTAAGTTTCCATCTAAAAGGGCCTGCTATGTCGGCAAACTGGCCGCCTTCGTCCTCATCATCTATATCTGCGGCTAGTCCTTGAAATTTTATTTCTAAAAACACAATTGGCATGTAGTCATTTTCTTGATCTAAGAATGCTCTTGCCATTTGCATTTGATCTAAGAATGTTGCCGCACCTGGCTGATGTACTGTAAAGTCTACTGAAATAGCATTAGGGCCGTCTGTGTTTGTTAATGCTTCTATTTTAATATCATCTATTGTAGCGGCAGTTACACCTGTTTGTGCTAGTATAACTTGATCTTGTGGTTGACATGTCAATGACGGATCAAACGATGCTACTCCGTCTTTTGCCCCAACAGACAGTTCTTTCCTCATCATATACAACTTAGCATTGTATGTTGGTGTTGCATAGTTGTCGAGAATATTGCCGAAGACTTGGCCTACGTATGGATCATCAATTACTGGTACGTTATATGTGCTAGCCATGTTAACCTGAAATGTTTCTAATTGAAGACATTGCAGGTAATTTTATAGTAGTTCCTGCTGTAAAGTCTCCTAGTGGATCTTTTAATATATCCGGATTCCTCGCCGCAAACACCCACCATAAAGTTGTTCTTTCATAAAGTACATGAGCTAATTTGTCAGGTCTTTCCTCGTATTCTGCGGTGATAGTAAATGTTTCATCATCTATGCTTTTTCCAATTCTAGGCATGTTTACATTGATATCCATAAACTGATTATCTCTGTATTGAGCATTTCTCAAAAAACTATCTTGTTTATATTTAGGCATTAGATAAATCCATCCTTATATGATTCACCGCTTGTAAGAGTGTCGAGGTTAAACTTCCTTCTGAGTTTCTGTGGTGTGTACGTTGGTTCTAAGTTGACCATTAAGTTACATCTAGTAGGTACATGAGTAACAGTATCGCCTAATTTAACTGGAACATAGTCAACTTCTTCAGGTAACTGAATGCTATAACTGGTCATAACAACAGGAACCTTGTTGAACATATGGTCTCCCATATATTCAAATAATAGTACAGGAGGTGGTCTTCCGTAATCTCCTTGCTTCACTGCTTGATCACCAAATGCACCTTTAGTTGCTATTTTACAAAACGTAAAAATTGCTAACAAATATCGTGCTTCATAAATGTCGTTTGCAGTAAAGTCAGCAGTTATAGGTAGCATTGGTGGGGTACTATTTTGAAATGTCTTAATTTGATAGTTCATACCTTGCATGTGGCCATCGGCGTAATTCGATTGCCCTGTTACCACAATAGTTGGTGTGTATTGCCATACCATACCACCAGACTCCTCAATTGGTTTAAGCAAATAATCACCTGAGTCACCTTTGGTAGTTTTTTGGTAGAACATACTTTCACCACCTTTTTTAGGTCTGAGTCTTGCTCTCCAATCATAAGACTTTTCTAATGTTTCATCTTCAGCAATTTTGCTACTTACCTGCGACATCAGTTCTGCTTCTATTACTAACTGCCCAATTCTTGCATCAATTTCTGTGGCTAGTAAATTAGTGTTTGGATTGTTTGGTAGACCATAACCCGGAAAAGCAGAGCCTAACATACGATCAAAGAATGTTTTAGCCAGCGGATTTTTGTCACCAAGTTTACTACTGGCTTCTGCTATTTTATTGTTCAGCAGTCCATTGAATGCATTCTTAGTTTTAGATAAAAAATCAACCATATTGTCTCCTATATTAGTATTTATCAACATCATTAAGTACTGTTTTTATTTTTCACTATTTTGACAAAAACTACTTGACTTTTGTTAAGTATAATGTATAATAACTGTTTAATATTATAATTTTGGAGACCACATGGCACAACCTAAGAAGGTAAATTACCTTAATAATAAGGACATTCTTAAGGAAATCCACAAAAGCAAAATGAGTTTTTGTTGGCTATCTGACGAACAGTACTTCCAGCATGACATCATTGTTGACGATGTCAAGAAGATTAATAAAACAGCGATTAAACAAGCAAAAGAGAACCAAGCATCAAGAATTCAAAGCGAAGCCTATGCAGAAGCAATGATACAGCACGGTAGCGGTGATTACAGAAACAAGCCTAAACAAAAGGAATTTGCTGTAGACATTGACACAATTTCTGATGAGGACGTAACTTTTAGAGTTATGACCATGGAACATATACCTTTAGAGCCTGGCAGAAAAAAGAATCCTAGAAATGAAGCAGAAACTAAAGCAAAAGTAAATTTTCCACCTTTTAAACATTACGCATTTCAAAATGGCGAACTCAAAGAAGTATCAAGAAGCCATTGGGAAGGAAGTTTAAGTAATGGCAAATTTAATCCAGGTGTAGGCAGAATCACAAACAAATTAGGAACTATGTTTTTAAAACTTGTAGAAAGGTTTAGTCATAGAGCCAACTGGCGAGGTTATACTTATGTAGACGAAATGCGTGGACAAGCATTAGTTCAACTTAGTCAAGTAGGCTTACAATTTAATGAAGCAAAGTCAGACAATCCTTTTGCATATTATACAGCGGCAGTTATTAACAGTTTTACTAGAGTACTCAATTTAGAAAAACGTAATCAAAGTATTAGAGACGATATTTTGATTGACACAGGGCACTTACCAAGTTATAGTAGACAGATTAAACACGAAGATGAAATGAGAATACTTCGAGAATCAATTGAATCAGGGAAAAGCGATGAAGGAGCCTTTGATTAATTTATGTCACAACTTTTTAAAAATGCCGCGTGTTTCACGGATATTCACTACGGCCTAAAACAGAACAGCAGGTTACACCTAAACGATTGTGCTAGATTTATAGACTGGTTTATTGCAGAAGCAAAAGCCAGAGACTGTGAAACATGTATTTTCTTAGGTGACTGGCATCATCATAGAGCAAGTATTAATGTTGCTACTATGAATGCTTCAATTAACGATCTTAAAAAACTCAGCGATGCATTTGAAAAAGTGTATTTTATATTAGGTAATCACGATTTATATTATAGAGATAAACGTGAACTTAACAGTATTGAATATGCTAGAGACTTGCCTAACTTTGTAATGATCGACGAGCATTTCTTACAAGATGATGTAGCAATTATTCCTTGGCTAGTTGGCGATGAACATAAAACATTAAGTAATATACAATGCAAATATATGTTTGGGCATTTTGAACTTCCATACTTTAAAATGAATGCTATGGTAGAAATGCCAGATCACGGTGGTATAAAGGCAGAAGACTTATCTGGACCTGATTATGTGTTTAGTGGTCATTTCCACAAACGTCAGTATAAAAATAACATACATTATATGGGCAATGCTTTCCCTCATAACTACTCTGATGTAGGTGATGCAGATAGAGGAGGAATGTTTTTAACATGGGGAGAAGAACCTATATATGTTAATTGGGAAGAATGTCCTAAGTATAAATCCTTTACACTAAAAGAACTATTAGACAATCACGAAACACTTTTAGACGAATATACTTATTCTCGAGTTAAACTTGATATTAGCATTTCGTATGAAGAAGCAAACTTCATCAGAGAAAAGATGGCAGAGCAGTACAATGTAAGAGAACTGCAACTAATTCCTATAAAAGAAGAGGAAGAAGCATACGAAGGTGGAGAAATAGAATTTGAAAGTGTTGATAAAATTGTGATAACACAGTTAGAAACTATTGACTCTAACACCATTGATAAACAAAGACTTATCGACATCTACAACGGAATAGAAATTTAATATGTTAAAGATTAAAAACGTATCTGCAAAGAATTTTATGAGTGTAGGTGCTCAAACCCAAGCAGTAAATTTTGACAATGTTAACCTAACATTAGTTCTAGGTCATAACTTAGACATGGGAGGAGATGGTAGCAGAAATGGTACTGGTAAGACTACTATTATTAATGCACTCAGTTATGCATTGTATGGCGAAGCATTAACAAACATCAGACGTGATAATCTCATCAACAAGACAAACGGTAAAGGAATGATAGTTACTGTTGATTTTGAAATAGATGGCACTGAATATAGAATTGAAAGAGGCAGACGTCCTAACACTTTAAAACTTTTTGTCGATGGAAACGAAGCAGGGGACCAAGAGCAACAAGGTGATAGCAGAGAAACACAAAAAGACATTGAAAAAATTATTGGATTCCCTCACTTAATGTTTAAGCATTTAATTGCATTAAACACTTACACAGAACCCTTCCTTGGCATGAAGCCAAACGATCAACGAGATATGATTGAGCAACTACTAGGTATAACTGAACTTAGTGAAAAAGCAGAAGTCCTCAAAGAACTTATGAAGGACAGTAGAGACAGAATTAAAGAAGAAGAAATAAAAATTAATGCCATAGAGGCTAGTAACAAACGTATCGAAAAAAACATAAACGAGATTACTAGCAGAAGTAAAGCATGGCAGAAAACACACTCTGATAAACTTGAAGACATGGCTACTTCTATTAGTACATTAATGGAAATAGACATTGAGCAAGAGATTACAGCACACAAAAGTAATGCAGATGTGTTAGAGCAAAAGACTGCTATTAGTACAATAGAAAAAGAAAAGACAACCAGTGAAACATCTTTAAACAGAAGTAACATAAAAATTTCTGAACTTGAGAATAATATAGTAAAAGCAAAAGAAGGTGTATGTCCAGCCTGTGAACAAAGCACAGCACACTTAGACACACATGAAGAATATACAAAAGATTTAGAAAATAAACTTGTTGAAGAAGTAAAATACAAAGAAGGCATTGAGCAACGTATCAAGGAACTTGATGAAGCATTAGATGAATTAGGCGAGTTACCTGACTTGCAAAATACTTTCTATGAAAGCCTAGAAAGTGGGTTAGAACATAAGCATAATCTAGATACATTAGAAAAACAACTTGAAGAAAAAGCAGACGAAGTAAATCCATATGATGAGCAAGTTGAGAATTTACGTGAAACAGGCTTACAAGAGATAGACTTTGAAATTATAAACGAGATTACACAATTACGAGAACATCAAGAGTTCTTATACAAACTACTTACAAGCAAAGACAGTTTTATCCGTAAACGTATTATTGATCAAAATATTGCATACTTAAATCACAGACTTGCACATTACTTAGACAAGTTAGGCTTGCCACATGATGTAAAATTTGCAAGTGATTTAGGTGTAGAAATTACAGAGTACGGCAGAGACTTAGACTTTGACAATTTAAGCAGAGGTGAACGTAATAGACTTATACTTGGACTAAGTTGGGCATTCAGAGACATATTTGAAAGCCTTAATCATTCTATGAATTTAATGTGTGTTGATGAACTTATCGATAGTGGTATGGATACTACTGGTGTAGAAAATGCATTAGCAATACTAAAGAAAATGAACAGAGAACAGTCTAAGAATATATTACTCATCTCACACAAAGAAGAATTAGTAGGACGTGTGAATAATGTACTTACAGTTGTAAAAGAAGGAGGCTTTACAGCATATAATACTGATACAGAGTACATATCATGACTTGGTTATACAACGGAGATGTGATAGATACACTTCCCGACGACTGTGAAGCATTTGTGTACTTAATCACAAATAAGAAGAACGGCATGAAGTATGTTGGTAAAAAACTTGCTAAATTCAAAACGACCAAACCTCCCTTAAAAGGCAAAAAAAATAAACGTCGTGGTTACAAAGAAAGCGACTGGAAAACTTATTGGGGTAGTTCAGATCATTTGAATGCTGATGTTTTAAAATATGGAGAAGATAATTTTATCAGAGAAATTCTTCATATGTGTCCTAGCAGGGGTATCTCTAGTTACTTAGAAGCCAAAGAACAGTTTGACAGAGAAGTACTACTAAGTGACGATTACTATAACGGCATAATCAATGTTCGTATAGGTGGTTCTAAAGTTCTTAAAGAACATTTAAAAAACCCAAATATTTAAACTCCATCTAACACCGTCGATAATTTCTTTTACTTCGTGTTTAGTATCACCTTTAAACAAAATACAATCTCCTATACATAAAGGAATTTCTTGTTGGTCAACTATTACTTCGCCACCTGCGTAAGCATTATTCAATGCTAATAAAATTGTGTACGTTGAAGGATCGCTATGCAATTTACATACATCTCCCTTTTCGTACATACATACATACATATTACTGTTAGAATCAATTTTTAGTAAATCTGTTATCCATTGTTCTGTGTGTTTTTCAAGTCTAATACGTTTAGTGTTAATAAAATTTTCACTCCACTTCCCTGGTAAAAGAGAACCTTTACCAAACTGTTTTAAAGAATTAGTGAATGTAGGCAGTTGGTTTATAATCTGTTCACACTGATTGCTAGACAAAGCCTGTCTAATTATTGTTGGCTGAGTACTTGGCATCTTGATCATACATATACTTATGACATGTTCTACTCAAAAAAATATTATGTGTGTAATACTTAGATATAAGTATCTATTGAATACAAACATGGCACCCACAGACACAAAGTCTAACTTCTAAAAACACATACAAACAACACATACGGTTGACGGGCCAATTATGATTCCGTTGCGAAACCCACCCTGACGTGAGGTGGTAAGCATGAGCATTGGTTGTTATGCGATTCTTAGCACTACCCGAAAGGATGCTGAAATGTCCACCCACTGGTGAGATACATTTGCTAAGTCTTAATAGTTGTGAAAAGTATTGCTATACTCTATATTCTCATGTGTGAAGCGAGATGAGATTAAAAATCGACGCAGGTTTGGTAAGGTCAGAGCCCAATAGAGTGCAAACAAAATACCTGTCTTCGTTTATGGCTGACGTGTACTCGCATGAAGTCTTTTTTATGGAGCCTTATTGCTTGGCTTCATATGACCTCGGTATCTGCATGAAATCGATTAACTTAATAAAAAAGTTTCAATCAAGTGAATGAAGTGAGTGAAACGAACGAATGAATGTAGATTGAAAAGACACGAAGTGTCTCATACTTGAAACTTAAAATTCTTCTACAGATTTGCCTGACTTGATCTGATTATATTTGTTAATTACTTTTATAGTAACTTCACGTTCTTTAATAGACATCATCTGAGTTTCTTGCCAAGATATACTACCTCCGCTATACACGGCTATTTCTATAAGGCTTTTTTCTAGGGTATCGGCTTCTTTGCGGAGTCGGTTAAGTAACTCCAATACTGCCTCGGGTTCTGCTTTTGCTAAGAAGCCATGGAAAAATTTACAGGGTCAAAACCAATCGTTGCTGGATAAACATTTTCACATTCCTCACAGGATTGTTGAAATTCTTTGTTTACACCTAGATTGTTTACTTCTGAAATTTGTTTTTCAATCTCATTACCAATACTTGCTTCACAGTTCTCTAAGAACTCTCTGATACTGTTTACATCAGTGACAATAAATTTTTCACCATCTGCTTCGCCACTAATACTGTTTACACTATCAACAATAAGTTGGAAGTTCAAGCCAGCAATGCTTTTGAAGTTTTCATTGAATGCTTTGAGTTGTTCCATTTCGTCTTTTACTTCTTGCAATGCTTGTAAACTTCTCTGTGTTTTAAAGTTGGCAAGTCCTGCCTGTATTGTGTTTTCATATAAGAATGGTTGTATAGTTATTTCCAATCCAGAATCTGTTGTGAATTTGTAATCTTCTTGTACAGTTACCATTGCGTCTAAGCAACCTTCCACACTTGCCGCACCTACATTTTCTGCTTCACACTTTGGACATGTAGAAGCAACTTTTATTTCGTCGCCGTATGTTGCACCTTGTATTGCTATTAATAATGTATCAACATCGTTGCTGATCATTTTTCTTGGTTGTTTGATGCTAGGCACACAACTTTTGATAACCTGTGCTACTGCTTCTCCATTTAGCAATGCGTCTGGATTTTTCATGATCATTTCGTCTTTTGCTGTCATTGGAAAAATAGGCAATTCATCTGTATCAGGCCAGTCTATGATATTGTCGTCATAGTATTTCCCGCCTGTTGGTATTTTTGTGTACATCTTAGGTGCACGGTAAAATCCTGATAGAGGGTTGTTATTACTTTTTGCCATATTAAAACTCCTGTTAATAAAAAGGATAAATAGTATAAAGATGATACGCACTTATCCAAAAACTATTTATCATCGTTAAAATGGTACTTAATATATATTATGGCTGAAATGATTACAATCACTATTAATGGGGAACAAATTAAGGTTCCTGCATGGTCTACTGATTCTACTCAGCAATCATTGATAGATGAAATCAATAAACTTAATAATCTTTCTAAAGCTCAAAAAGAAGCAATGCGTAAACTTGCTGAAGAAACAGCAAAAGGCAACAATACTGAGAAAAAACAGAATGATGAATTGATTAAAGCAATCAATGAAATAAAAGATGAGTCCAAAGGTGGTGCAGGCGCATTCCTAAAGGATCTTGATATTGTTGGTAGTGGATTTAAAGTTTTAGGCGGCACACTAGCCATTGGACTTGCGGCATTAAGTACTTTTGTTTATGCTGTAAAAGGATTAGGCGATGATTTAAGAGATTCAAGAGGAGGAACCAGTTTAGACTTAGAGGGCGGTGGAGACATGGCTTCGGGTGCTCAGTTTAGAACCTCCATGCAGATGCTGGGCTATACAGCAGATGAACTGAATGCTAGATTCCAGGATACATCAGCCATTGTAGCAGTAGCAGGCAGAAAGTCATTTTTTGAACTAACAAAAGAAATACAAAATTTAACAGGTGCAGGTGGTAATTTAGGTTTAAGCCTTGTACAAATTGGTGAAGCATTAGATAACGATTTAAAACTTAGACAGCAAATTGGTATCTTGAATATGCTTGACGGCAATGCTCAAGCAAAACGTTCTGCAAAATTATATGAGATGCAGTTAAAGGCAACTGCAATACTTGGTAAAAGTATTGATGAAATATCAGGCTCTGCAGATGACACTTTAACAACAAATGCTTCTGTGCAACTATTATTACAGTCAATGGGCGAAGGCTCTCAAGGATTTGTAGATCAAATTAATAGAACAGCAAGTGAACTATCAGCATCAGGATTAAGCCAAGGTGTAAACAATGCTATACAAAATGCAATGTTGGAAAGTGTTGCATTTAGAACAGACGCCGGCGGTGATTTGTTTGAAGCATTAAGTGTACTAGATGCACAAGCAGGCTCAAATCTAACAGAAAGAATACAACAAATTAATGCACTAAGTAAGTCAGATCCAATTGCGGCACAAAAACTTATGTCAGAATTTGGACCTGCATTGGTTAATTCTGCTAAGAGTCTAACGGATGAACAACTTGCAGAGATTAGGCCTCTGATTGAGAACTTTGGGGAATTAGGCACACAACTTAATCTATCCATAGGTCAATTAAGACAGTCAGGTAAAGCCGCTGAAGATATCAGTGAGTTGGCACAATCAGCCGCAACATACGACAATGCTCTCAAGAAATTTAATTCCAGTATAAACGGAGCAACAACCTCATTATTTGGTGCCTTTGGCACACCTCTAAGTCAGGTTATGAATGCATTTACAGAAAGTTCGAGGACACTGGATGGCGTTGCAATAACTAATAAAGAATACATGAAGCTCACAGATAAGCAAAAGTTACAGGTAAAAGGACAAGCAGGCATTTTTGAAACACTTAACGAAGTGTTAGAGGATATAATGGAAGCATTCACTGGCTTATTTGGTAAAACAGATGAAGCAACTGGTAAAGTAGCCAGTTTTGCAGACATGATTAGAACTAAATTGAATCCTATTATTAAGAATGTGGGAGAAAAATTTGCCAACTGGATTGACGGTCTAACAGCACAAGACGTAGAAGGATTTATAGATAATTTTATCAACGGACTTAGATTAGTAACAGGAGTAATTTCAACACTAGCAAGTGTTATAGGCGGTATCCTCAGTTTTATTATTGATACAGACACAGATGAGAACGGAGTAGAGCAATTTGATTTAAGTGGTACAATAATTAATGCAATGCTGATTGCCTTTGGTGCTAGTGTAGTTAAAAAAGCCATCGGTTCACTGTTCACAGTTGGTGCTGATAAACTTATTAGCAAAATACCAGGAGTTGGCAGTACAGGTAAAGATCTAGAAAAGACTGGTAAAAGTGCAGGTAAGGGTGCAAAAGGCATGTTGGCATTTGGTGTAGCCGCCGCAGGTGTTGGTGTTGCATTATTTGGTATATCAGATGCAATGGAAACATTTAAAGAAATGACCACAGGAGAAATTGTCAAAGGTGTTCTTGGTATTACAGCCGCATTATTACCATTTGGAGTTGCAATAGCACTTCTAGGAGCGGCAGGCACAGGCCCACAAGCAATAGGTCTG